CCGCCTTGTCGGCGATCAGAAGGGTCGTCCCGTTGGTCATGTGATCCAGGACGCGGACGTCGATCGGGCCGGCGTCGAAGACGGTCCCAGGGGTCAGGTCCTTCAAAGTCTTAATATTTGCCATGTCGTTTTCCTCCTTCGAATATCTCGATAGTCACTTCCACGCGGGGGTTCTTCGGGTCCACGGCGAAGTCGTCCGTGAAGCCCTCGATCTGGTTCCAGCCGTCGTTCACCAGGACGCCGGCGTGGACCAGGCTGTCCTGAATGAACTTCTTCGCGAAGGCGACGTTGTCCTTGTCGCGGCGGCGGTTCGGCTCGATCCAGCGGTAATGAATGATCACCGGCCGGTCGAAGCGGACGCCGCGAAGCTGGGTTTTGATCATGTAGCCGATCACGTTTTCGGCCTGTTTCTTCATAGCGGCGGCCTTGTATTTGCCTTTGGCGCCGCGTTCAGCGTCCACATATTCGTTCAGTCCTGGCAGAAGGCCAGGGATTGTCAGTTTATAGTGTTTCACTCTGTCACGTCCTTTCAAGCCC